CATTTTATCATTTATTTTCTTTTCGTTTTTAATTTGTCTTAATGTCAAACATAATTGCGTTAATGTATTGACAAAAAAAAAAAAACGATTATCATGTCAAGTACGCAATACATGGTACCGCAAACAACAGGGGCGGGACAGGGCACCAACTACCGGAAACGGGGCAGAAAAACGCCAGGAAAGGCAGAAACGGCGGGCATTATGAGGGACACGAACAACATCTACCGGGCGGCCAGGATGACAGCAGCGCAGCAGGAACCGCTCTTTTCTTCCCGTGAACGCGCCGCCGCTGCCCTTTATGTGAGCACGGAGGCGCTGCAAGACTATGAAACCGGCAAGACGCTGCCGCCGTGCGACGTGGTGGAGCGGATGGTGGAAGAATACGGAGCCGCAGACCTGAAACGGCTGCACATCCGTGCCTGCTGCCCGCTGCTGCCGGACTACGGCGGCGAAACAGAAAGCGAACTGACCAAGGCGGCCCTCAGCTGGGCGGTGGAATTTGCCAGAGCCAACGGCATGGCGCTGCGCTTTGCCAGTCTGGCCAGGGATGGACAGATTACAGAGGACGAAATGGACACGGCCATGGCTGTGCGGGCCAAAGCTGTGGAACTGCGGCAAATCATGGAAGACACCATCGCAGCCATAGACAAGGCCACGGCCAACCTGAAAGGGGCAAGAAAATGAATTTGCAGACCGTGCGGACAGTATGTAAGGAACTGGGCATATCAGAGGCCAGCGTGCGCCGGGCCATCGCTGACAAACGCCTGCCCATCATGCGCCTGGGGAACAGGATGCTGGTGGACCTGGACACAGCGCAGGATTTGCTGAAGCCCAGAAAAGAAGGGGCCACCATTGAGGAAGTGAGCCAGGCCACAGGGCTGAATATAACGGCCATACGGCGCGGCATCCGGGAAGGGTGGATCCCGTGCGAAAAGCCAGGAAAAGCTTACATTTTCCAGCTGGATGAAGTGCTTAAGGCCATAGAACACCGGATGGCGGAGAATTGAGGGAAGGGGGCCAAGCCCTACCATGGATATAAGGGAATTTTTGCAGCGTCTGGACCATGTAAGCGGCCCCAATGCCAGTGGCGAGTACATGGCACGCTGCCCCTGCCACGACGACAAAACCGCCAGCCTGTCCGTGACCGTGAAGCCCAGCAGCAAGGACGGGAAAGAGCGCATCTATTTCTACTGCCAGGCAAAAAGATGCACCAATCAGCAGATCATGGCCGCCCTGGGCATCACCGCCAAAGACCTGATTGTGAATCCGGATCCGGGCAGCCGTCCAAAGGCGCAGCGGGAGGCGGCGGCCCCGGCAGGTACAAAGGTGCATCAAGCCAAGCCCGCAGCTGCACCGGCTGCTGAAAAAGACGAAAAGCCCAACATTGACTATGCCCACCCGGACCAGGTGTACAGCTACACGGACGCCCAGGGAAACGAGCTTTTCCAGGTGTGCCGCTATTACTACACCACGGCATCCGGGAAGCGGGAGAAGACCTTCCGGCAGCGCAGGTATGACCCCAGCAATGAAAAGGCCAACCGGGCGGGGTATGTGGCCAGTGTGCCCAACGAACTGCGGGACAGCACACTTTACAAAATGCCGCAGCTGCTGGCCGCCATCCGGGAAGGAAAGCCCGTGTACGTCGTGGAGGGCGAAAAGGACGTGGAAACCCTGGCGCGGCTGGGGCACGTCGCCACCTGCAACCCTGGCGGCGCTGGCAAATGGCGGGACGGATACACGCGGCTCCTGCGCGGCGCTGACGTCATCATCCTGCCGGACAATGACACAGCAGACAACGACTACACCGGCCAGGAACACGCCCTGGCCGTGGCCCTGGCGCTGCTGAACACAGCACAGCGGGTGCGCCTGGTGGACATCAAAGAAGCCTGCCCCGACCTGCCGCCCAAGGGCGACATCAGCGACATGGTGCAGCTGATGGGCGACGTGGAAGCCATGGACGCGCTGGCCCGCCAGGTGGCAGCCACGCGGGACTTCGACCCCAACGCCGTGCCGTTTTGGCTGACCCCCATGGAACAGGCGGAACGGCTGTACAGCCAGGTGCTGGGCTATGGCGTGGAAAACGGCAGCATTGTGCAAGTAACCCAGGACAGCAAAAAGGCCCTGACGGACTTTGTGGTCATCCCCCGCATGGAACTGACCCGCGACGATGGCGTGAACACGTCTATGTTTTTCGTGCTGGACGGATGGAACAGCCACCAGCAAAAGCTGGGGCGCGTCATCATCGGCAGCAAAGAACTGGATGCCATGAACTGGGTGACGGGCAAATGGGGCTTTGCCGCCAGCCTGGCACCCGGCACCGCCACCAAAGACAAGGTAGCCTGGGCCATCAAGAAAGTGGGCCAGCTGACCGCCAAGCGGGTGACGGAATACAACCACACCGGCTGGCGCAAGATCGGCGGGAAATGGTGCTACCTGTACCACGGCGGAGCCGTGGGCATGGAGGGCGTGACGGTGGACATGGGCGACGCCCTGAAAACCTACCGTCTGGATGGCAGCGGGGCCCAGGGATTTGATGAAATCCCCTATAAGGACGCCGCAGCAGAAAGCCTGGGGCTGCAATCCATTATGAAAGAAGAAATCGGCATTGCGTTACTGGGCACCGCCTACCTGGCACCCCTGCGCGAGTTTATGAGCCAGACCGACATCGTGCCAGCCTTTGCCCTTTTCCTGTACGGCGAAAGCGGCACCCATAAAACGACTGCCGCCGCCCTGGCCATGAGCCACTTCGGAAACTTCCACGCAAAAAACCCGCCTGCCAGCTTTAACGACACCGGAAACCAGATCCGCAAAAAGGCTTTTCTGGTGAAGGACATGCCCCTGCTGGTGGATGACTTCCACCCAGTCAGCAGCATTCAGGAAAAGCGGCAGATGGCAGCCACGGCGCAGACACTAAGCCGCGCCTTCGGCGACGGCGTAGACCGTGGCCGCCTGAACGCGGACAGCAGCATCAAAGCCAGCACACCGCCCCGCAGCGTTGCCATCATCACCGGCGAGGACCTGCCCGCCATAGGAGCCAGCGGCCTGGCCCGCTATTTCATCATCGACGTGGACAAGGGGGACATTCCGGTGGGCAAGGAAATGACCGAGAAGCAGGAAACGGCACGGAAGGGTTACCTGCAGAAAGCCATGCGCGGCTATATCATCTGGCTGCAAAAACAGGCGGACCAGATGCCTGGCAGGCTGCACGACCTGTTTATTAAATACAGAGAAATGATCCACGGCATGAGCAACGGGCAGCACGACAGAGCCCCGGAAGCAGTGGCCTGCATTCTGATCGGCTACTCCATGATGCTGAACTATTTCCGGGACGTTGGAGCAATCGACAATGACACAGCCCTCAAGATGCTGGCCCATGCAATGCAGGTGCTGACAGACGCCAGCAAAAAGCAAGCTAAGGACATGGAGAGCGAAAAGCCCACCCGCATCTTCCTGGACAGCATGACGGAACTGCTGGCCAGCAAAACAGTGGTATTAAAGGACATCAGCACCGGACTGGACCCGGAAGCCATAAAGGACCCAAGCCCCGTGAAGGACATGGTGGGCTACATGGACGCAGATTATTATTATTTGCTTCCTGCTGTGGCCTTTGGAGCCGTCCAGAAACTATGCAGAGAACAGGGCATAGAATTTCCGGTCAGCCTGAAAGCACTATATAAGCACCTGCGCACGGACGGCGTGCTGAAAGGGCTGGCCAGCGGAGAAAACCCAACAAAAAACAAATGGATTGACGGGCGGGCTGTGCGGCTGCTGTGGATCCCAAGGGAAGCCATGGACGGGCCCAAAGCAGTGGCGGAACAGATGAAAATGGGCTTTACGGAAGTGACCGGCGAAGACCTGCCATTTGATAACTGACGGAGGACAAGCAACCATGCCAATGGAGAAAAGCCGATACCCAAAGGAATGGCCGGAAATCGCCCGGCGCATTAAAGCCAACGCAGGCTGGAAATGTCAGAAATGCGGGAAGCAATGCAGGAAACCAGGTGAAAAGCTGGACACGCACCAGCGGACACTAACCGTCCACCACATTGACCACCGCCCGGAAAACTGTGCACCTGAAAACCTGATAGCGCTATGCGCACCGTGTCACCTGCGGGAAGACGCCAGGCACCACGCCGAAACAAGAAAGAGCAAAGAAAAGCGTCCACGTTGACGCTTTTGGAAGGGGGATCACGATGGAAAAGAACCGCCCGCCCATCCAACGGGCCCGGTGCCCTTGCTTTATGGCCCGGACTGATTACAAGCGCAGCAGCTACATCCGCTGCTGTGGGCACAACTACCGGTACCAGGACAGCAGCGCAAGGGAAAGCCAGTACCGCGCACGCTGCTGCGGCGACTATGAACAATGTGAACTATACCAGGAAAATGGAGGAATCAAACATGACAATGCTGGCAGCCGTAAACGAACATAATCACATCGCAACCCTGGCGGACTATGAGGCCCGCATTTACCTGTACAAAGAGCAGATCGGCACCGGATACATTGGCATCGGGCGCACGCTGCTGGAAGCCAAGGCAGCGGACGTTGTGCCGCACGGTGAGTGGGAAACATGGGTGACGCGGACCACCGGCCTGAACCCCAGGCAGGCACAGCGCTGCATGCAGGCCGCCCGTGAAATCAAAGACGGCAGCGCCCTGGCGCGGCTGGAAATGAGCAAAGCCCTGCTGGTGCTGTCCAGCGGGCTGACCGAAGAAGCCCAGGAAAAGATCGCCCAGCAGGCAGCAGATGAAGGGGCCACCGTGAAACAGCTGCGCAAAGAAATCCGCGAAAAGCAGGAACAGGCGGACGAACTGGCCAGGATGGCGCGGGAGTACAGCGAGGATGCCGACAAACACTGCCAGCGGGCCAATGAAGCGGAAGCAGCTGCCCACGGCATGGAAAGCGCCCTGCGGGAAGTAACCCAGGAAAACGAAAGCCTGCGCAGCCAGCTGGAAACGGTGCAGGAATATGTGGCCGACCAGCGGACCCAGGCCGCTAACGCCGCCAGGCAGGAAGCGGTAGAGGCTGCCAGACAGGAAATTGACGAACTGCGGGCGGACCTGGATGCTGCGGAGGCCAGGGAGGAACGGCGGGCCGCCGAACTGGAAACGCTGCGCCGGGAACACCAGCAGCGTGCCATGGATGACGCCAGAGGGCTGACCACATCCACCCTGTCCGGCTTTGACCTGGCCGCTGCCGTGCGGGCCTTTATTGGCAGCGCGGGCGTACTGCCGCAGATGGGCCCAACCCTGCGCAGTGCCAGCCCGGCAGAGCGCGAAACCATCCGGCAGAATATTGACACCGTGGCCAGCTGGGTGGACGGTGCCCGGCAGGCCCTGGGCATTTACACCGTGGCTGACGGCACCTTTGCGGTGGAGTGAGAGGGGCGACATCATGGAAAACACACTGAAGCCCATGGAACAAAGAGCCCCCGCAGCCATGGAAATTGAAACCTTCATGGCGCAGACCATGCAGCTGATGCAGCGCATGGCCGAAATGGTGCAGGCGACCAATGAGCGGATGACCGAACTGGAAAAGCAGGTGCGGATGCTGGAAAAGGTAACACCCGGACAAGCCAGCGACCTGAACGCCGCCATCCGGGAACGGGCAGCCGCCGCCTGCAAGGAATACCGGATGACCGGCCTGGAAAAGCCTGTGGCTGCCGCCATCCGCAAGACGGTGCGCCTGGCCACCGGTGCCCGCAGTGTGCGTGAAATCGCCCGCTGCGACTATAAGCCCATCCGGGAACTGGTGGACAGCTGGGACGAATACAGGACCATGAAGACCATCAAAACAAAGGGGGCGGACACATGAGCAGGACAGATCCAGACGGAAAAAAGACGCCAAACAGGGAGGAAAACGCCCTCATGCTGGACCTGATGATGCTGCGCAACAGCATAGCCACGCATAGCGAAGCCGTGCGGGAAAGACTGAAAGCATACCCGTACGGCTGGCGGGACATGCGGCTGCTGTGGTCTTTAGTGAACAAACTGCAAGGCCAGCTTTTGAACACCATGCCGGACCGGCGCATTTTGTACTATGACCAGATGGCCAGGCACGGTAAAGTGATTATTGACATACCCGGCCCCATACCCAAAGGCAGGAACATCCTGATCACGGAAAAGCGCCTGGCTGCCATCACGGAAGCGGCCATGCGCGGAGAATGTGCCCTCTGTGTCAAAGACGGCAAGGAAGCGCAGCGCTGCCCCATCCGGGAGGCGCTGCTGGAAGTAGCCCCGCCTGAAAAAGTCAACGATGGGCAGCATTGGTGGGCGGGCTGTGAATACTGGAACGCTGCCAGTGCCCTGGTGCGCGGCGAAGAAGTCACAATATAGGAGGAAATGAACATGATGACACCCAACCAGATGATCAGCAAGACGCGGGAAGAACTGAACGCCATGGCAGACCGCTGCCGGGACATGGCGGAAGACCTGGAAGAACTGGCGGACAGCCTGCCCACCCTGCCCGCCGCAGCGGCGACGCTTGACGCGCCCATGGAGGGCTTTGAAGCTGTCAGCAAGATGCTGCGCACGGGAAAACGCCCGGACCTGGGCCAGACCGTCATCACCACGCTGGAAGACGGCACAGAGGCCGTCTGGCGCATTATCGACACCGCCCGCATGGCGGCGCGGGAGAATGGCGTGCGGCCTGTGGTGGCGCAGCTGGTGAAAATCATGGACTACCGCCCCTTCAGTATGCCCAGCAAGCGGTTTCCCTGGGGATGCAACCGCTACGAAATCAGCAGCCTGGCGGACTGGCTGGACGATTGTTTCCTGCGCCGCCTGACCTGCGCAGCGCAGGACAGCATTGTGAACAGGCGCGACCTGGGCGGCGAGGATGGCCGGAAGCTGTGGCTGCTGTCCGCAGATGAAGCGGGCTTTGGCGACCTGGGCCAGGCTTTTGAGTGGTACGCCTGCGAGGATGAGGACGAACGGGACGAACGGCGGCAGCTGAAAGACAGCGACGGCGACCCCGCCGTCTGGTGGCTGCGCACCCCGAACAGCGGCTACGCCTACACTGTGCGCCGCGTGAACACCAGCGGCGCTCTCAGCTACTACTACAGCGCGAACTACGCCATCGGCGTGGCCCCGGCTTGCATCATCGGATAAACAGGCATCCGCGCCGATAGGCGCGAGAAAGGACAGCAAAGGATGAATAAGCAGATTATCATCGGCAACCTGGTGCGGGACCCGGAAAAGGGCACCACGCC